CCCCCTGTAAACCCAAGGGCAATAATTAGCAACCATTATTCTTGCGGGTAATTTAGCCCCCTCATATTCAAGGGGAGAAATAAGCTCAAATTCAACAAAAAACTTGTTTTCTTGCGATTTTTTATTTATTAAAAACCTATCATCACTGAATCTAGCTTCAGGATCAGGTATGGCAAAAGGATTAAAACTATTAGGAAAGTTTACTGAATCTAAATATTTTAAAAAAGTTCTTTTTCTAGTGAACATATGCCCAACCAGATCAGATCTTGTTTTTATGGCGTCACTCATTAAGCCTTCCAAGTTCGCCACAGTCAAAGTCGGTCTAGGCATTTTACCATCGCCTTTTTTCTCGAATCCTACAGCATCTACTGGAATAGAAATATAGGTTCTGCCATCAAAAACTATATTAGAAGAGGATATAGTGCCGGGATGAAATCGAAAAATTCCATCTTGCTCTCCTAAATCTATCTCATATAACTCAATGATAGTGTCAGGTAAAAGGTCTAATAAAGAAGAATTGAATGATTGTGTTGACATAATTATTAGCTAGTTGTTTTAATGTATCCAGCAAACCCTGAGTTATCCTCTACAGTGTTGTTTTGAGTATTAGCATCTATTGATGTGCTAGTGATAATCTGCAAAGGTTTACGAGCTCTTTGCGATAAAGTTAAATACACGGAGTCTCTTTCTCTTGGAAGTAACTGTTTGTTATACATAACTATATCCGAAATGTTAAAACTTGTTTTTTGGCCACCGTATGCCCCAAGAATGGGATTTATATCAAAAGTTAAATTCGACAATGTAACATTTTTATTTTTAATTAAAGGTTTGTTATCAATATATACAGAATACAGAAAACTAGAGCCGCTTTTTTTAGCAGTGACATTGTAAACAAAAGCATAACTAGGTAAAGTTTCAACTTCAGTTTTAACTGTTAAAGATGTCAAAGGGCTACCAGCATCACATGGCATGCCAGTTGATTCTTGTATATTCCAAACTTTATTATTCCTACCTGTAATATAGATTCCCTGATGAACTGCATAGCCTCCATTTGAAAATTTAGAAAAAACATAATTGCTATTATTACGATTTCCATCGTTCTTGAATTGCCTTCCTGACCGAAAAGAATTAGGAAAAACAACATAGAAAAAATCAAACTCTTCTGTATTTCCACTTAACAGATTAGAACTCTGCACCCCCTCTATAGTAGCGGTGTCGTTGCCGTCAAACTCTATAGAGTTTTGATCATTAAAATACTGAGTCCTCGATGTCTCTGAATAAAATTTTGGCTTGGTTGATCCTATACCTGTTATTTTTACATCTGATATTGTTAATCCAGTTTTTACTTCTGCGGCTTGCCACGTTTCTACAGTTTGGTTATTTGCTGCACCATTAGTTCCTGTATGATAAACTGTCGTGTTGGCATCCCATCGAGCTATAAACCCTGATATTTCACTTATCTGGAACTGCGTATCAGCAAAAAGCAGTGTACCCATTATATTGGATTTGGTATACGCAGTACTATCACTCTTAATTGCATATCCGCCCCTTCCTCCTTTGGCAGGGCCTTTCTCTTCTTGGTTTACAAATTCAAATATTTCATTTAAATTTCCGCCTGCTATTTTAAAAAAATCTAAAGTAGCACCATCACTGCCAAACAAACCAAATGCGCCGCCATTGCCACCCTGTGAAATTTGCTTATCTAAATCTAAGGCTCTACCTTGACCAATTGTTGTAAATGATCCTCTATTGATATCTAGCATTTCATCATTTGTAGAGCTATATAGAATACCATTTCCCGGTAAAAAAGTGGCTCCCGCTTGAGACTTCCCATAGCCTTGACCTCCGCCTCCAAAACCTGCAGTTTGTAATCCTATAATGTCTGTATAGCTTAATTGGCGATCCTGTTCTTCACCATTAACAAGTATAGTTGCGCTCTCTGTGCCTAGATTAGATGTGATAGGCTTAATAACAATTTCATCACCCTGCTTTGTATTATCCCTAATTAAAGCCGCAGCTTTTGCGGCAAAAAGCGGATCTCCACCACCACCACCGCCGCCCCCAGCATACACTTTAAATTCAGGTGCGAGATAAATCCTAAAAGTAGAAATATCCTGTCTGATACGTATAGCATCTCCCCCTTCACCTCCTTTTTCACTCAGGTAAGATTTGCCAAAAAGGATTCTGCCCCCACCTGTTACGTCCCATTTTACATCAGTGAACCCGCCGGAACCACCTCTTCCACCGTGACCAATGATTCTAGCCCCATCTTTTACATATAAATTAATATTTAATTCTTGAGGAGACGAACCTACTTCAATTTTTTCCCCAGTATCAATAGCGGGGCTATTTGAATTATTTGATCCTACTATAAAACTCTCGCTTACTATAAAATGTGCGCCAGTATAATAGTCTGTGAAATTAGCGTTATTTATTCCTCTTTTATCAAGTTCATATACAAAGCGACTATTTAGATTTACATTTGTCTCATTATTGTCAAGATAAATTTCTAAAGCCCCTTTATCAGCAGTAGATAATTTTATCGTTGGGTCTGGGTTACCACCGACAGGCAAACTAGTAGAACCTGAAACCAAGCCTGTTAAAACATCACTATTAACAGCTTCCTCAAAAGAGTCTGCCCCAGAACAATAAACCCAATCAGAATATGATGCTAAGTTGTTAGAAGTATCATAATGTTCACCTCTTATTCTGTAGTAATAATCTGTATTTGAGGTTAAACTTGTATCAGAATAAGTATTGAATCCATTTATACCTGTAGAAGTCCCATAATAAAAAGACTCTAAAAAATGTCCGCCTTCAGACGGTGGTAAGGTAATTGGTTTTTCAGTTTTACCTATATTTATATATTTTAAATCGCTCCAAGTTTGAGTAGCATTTGTTGACCTCTGTATGTGATATTTTTCAAAGTAATATCCAGTAGGAGGATTAACCCATTGTAAATCATGATAATAAAGCCCTAAATCATCTTTTTGATTTGTGATCCCTAAAAATTTCTGAGGATGAGCTGGAATTAACTCGCTGGTACTACCAAAATGCCCAGTAACATAACCCGTCAAATCTACACGTATAACTCCTAATTCTGGTTGCCCATTATAATAAGTTCTATCTTTTGTTCCATCTATTTCAGAAACAAAACTCAAATTAACTTGAGTAGTGTAAGCTCCAGTTCCAGCGGGACCAGTAGCACCTAAAGGGCCAGAGACATCTTTAAGACCATAAAAGTCAAAAGGTATAAATTTTGTGCTGCCCGCTAATATACTTACTCTTTTATCTTGATCGTTGTTTAGTTGTCCACTGATAAAATCATAAGCCTCTATAACATCGTCTTGTTCTTCTAAAGTCATTCTTACAGTAGTGGTGCCGCTGTTAGTTAAATAAAAACCTGTACGTATGCCAAACCCTGTTTGTACGGCAAACTCCATGCCGGTAACACCTATATAACCAGTGCCTTGTGCTCTTTGTGTGACTGCTGTAGGTAAACTCATGATAAGAAAGGATCTACTGTAATTAAATTAAGAAATTCTATTTCGTAAGACGTATAATCTACAGGTTGCTCCTGTAACATTATTGATATATCATTATTATCTTTAAACTTTATGGCGTGCTTCCACTCTGTGCATAAAAAAGGTTTAGTTTTGTTATAAGGAGATGGGGGCGTAAATAGAAATTGATCATAACCTCTATGTTTTTCTAGGAAATGTAAAATTGCTTTAGCTTGTTTATCTGTTCTAGATGTTAAATTTATATTTAGTTTTAATAAAGATTTGTTTAAACCATCTTCAACACGAACAATAAAATCATTCTGAAAATTTTGCTTGAAAAATCTAGGAGATTCATTAAAAGAAATACCTTTATTCAAAGGCCAATAAAAATGTTTTTTTGTCCATAAGGTATTGTTTCCTATTGGCCCATTATCATTTGTAGCTACAGCCTCTGATGCTCCTGTGTAATAATACCAGCCCGAAGTTGCTGGCGTAAAATCACTACCGCTACCATAAATAATATCGTCTTCTGAATAAGAATTCCCAGCGGCCCAAAATCCACTTGTATTAGAAAACGGTATATAAAAATCCTTCCAATCCGTAGTTGACCTATCTTCATTGTGAAGAGCCAAACTTACAGAATTAACATCGGGATATTCTAAGTTATTACTAAAAGATTCTACAAAAAACTCTAACTCTTGATCGTAAGGCGCAAATGGCGTCCAATAAATACCAGAATATCCACCGCTGGGTTTAGCACCTTTATTAAATGAATCCTCTAATAAATGAATAATAGCTTTTGATTCTTTATCTGATCTTTTGCTCAAATGTAAATTAAAAGATGATTTTATAGAGTTTTCAGATTTATTTAAATAATTAAAATATCCATCCCCATAATTTATTTCATAATATTTATTTTTAAACTCTACAGACGCCCCATAAGAAACTTCCGCGAAAAATTTATTTGTCCAAGGACCATTTGTGACTGTAGGTAAATTAGAGGCAGCAGAAGTTGCCGCAGCTCCGGTGTAATAATAATGACCAGAAGCACTCTGTGCAGCAGGATGTCCTATGCCACCATCATCAGTATATCCGCTATAGTAAACTATATCGAATTTTGAATAATTGTTGCCTAGCTCAAAAGCTGAAACATTTGTTATATTTGTGTCTCCAGAATTTAAAATCATACAGCAGCCTTACCTGTTAAATATTCTTGGGAGATGGATAGTGATCCCTGCATAAATCCATTTGCTGCCGCAGATATATCATTTTTATATATTTGTCCTGTGCACCCAAACTCAGCTAAAGCAGAATCTCCGTAAACATCATAAATATTTATAGCAACCCCAGCATTATTACCTGTAAAAGAAATAGCGTTACCAAAATCTTCACCTTTAACAGATAAATTTATCATTACATTTTCTTTGGTTACTCTGTATGGAACTTCGTTGCCGATTGTAACGACAGGGTTTCTATCTGTTGACACAGAATAATCAAATGATATTTGTTTGTTGACTTTTAAGTTGTCTCCTGCTAAAAAAGATCTTAACCCATGTCCTATAGGAACATCTTCCTGTATAGAACTATAAGATTCAAAAGTTGCGTCTGAATCCCCGTCATTATTCAAGACGCCTAAAGATCCATATAAATCCATTTCAGACTCAAATAAGATTGGCTGAAACGGCGCTACAGAAAAACTTAAAGATTTAATAAATCCGCTTTCAAAAGTCATCCCAGCAAAAGATCCACTTAGAGCTTCTCCAGTATGCTCTATAGCCGTCAAAGGGTTTAAAAAGTCATGAAAATCTCCAGTACAGTAATGAGAGAAGTTTAAGGACCCCTTGACTGGTCCTTGCGGAGCATAACGAATAATCGAGCCCGTCACATCTGTCACAGGCTCCAATGAAGCGTCAAAAGAAAGTCTGGCGTTTTCAGCAAATATACTTGTATCTGCCACTTTCAATAATGCTTTTTCGTATTTTATGAATTTAGTTGCCATTAAGTTATTTTTAATTCGTAATGTAAACGTAATATCCCGCTAAGAGAGCCACATGCCGATGTTATGCCAGCAGAAATATAATCTCCTGCATTAAATGCTAAATAACTGTTGGGGGTAGAAGATATATCTAATGACGATAAATCAAGGACACCAGAATCTTGCTTATAACCCACAGTAGAGTAAGTCACTAAAGCTTGCGTATTACAGTAATATTGCGTTTCTTGTCCGCCTATACTAGTTTTATCCCCGCACCAAAAACCCAATTTAAAAAATGGATTAGTCAGAGAACTTAGAGCCCCCCTTGTGGTCAATTCTGCTTTAATTAATCTTCCGCCATATGGAGCCTTAGACCAAGCAGAGTGGGCGTTTCTGCAATTTACATCAGTAAGACTAGAATAAGAATTGCTTGGTATAGCTGTATAACCCAAATCATAAAGCTCAGCAAGATATTCTCCGTCTTGCCCCATAGCCGGAAAAAAGTTAAACCAATTACCATAAGTAACGTGGCTAGAACAATCTAGACCAGTAAAAGGTATATTTTGTACGCATATAAATCTTCCAGTATTATGACCAGTATTAGTTTTATTGTGGGTATGAATATTATGAGCTAAAGAAGCGGACCCTCCAGTATTAATGTAAAATAAATTATTACAAACAGTGGAGTTGTCAAATTTTGCGCAACTTGAACTACTTAATTCAATATCTTTGTAACCTATACCAAAATACTTGTTACTACTTCCATCCTCAAATGTTCCTGTTATCCAATTAACTTTTTGACCACTACCATCTTTATTTGAATAGCTTACGACATTGGAGTATGCAGAAGAACTTGTATTCTTGAAATATATTACTGAACCGCTAGTATGAGAAGAATAAAAATCCCCGACTAACAATTGGTCAGTTGACACATTTAAAGCAGCGCTAAGAGTAGTTGTCCTGACTCCGAGGCTCCCGTCACTATTAATATTTATATTAGAATTTGCGAAGGAATTAGATGAACCCAAACTAAATCCACTTCCTGTATTAGATAAATACAAGCTGTTAGTGACTGTTGTTCCAGAGTCTCTTCTTAATTCTATTACAGCTCCATTAGCAGCGTTTTGCACAATGGTGTCAGAACCACTAGCTGAACCTTCAATGTGTAAAGTTGCATTAGGGACAGTTTCACCTATACCTATTTTACTGGATACTTCATAAATAACACTGTTAGTTAATGCTGAGCTACTACTCCATTTTGGTATATAATTAGCATTACCACTACCGCTTACAGTTCCGCCGCCTAAAGTAGAAGTATCAACCCACTGATAATTCTCATTGCCTAAAGATTTTAGGTATTGATTAGCTGAACCTGAAGCTCCCGTGCAGTCAAAAATCCCTCCTGTTACGTAAAAATCTCCATTTACTTGCAAATCATAATTTGCGGTAGTACCCCCTACGCCAACATTTCCGCCATCCTTTATAAATAAAGATGCGTTTCCCCCGTCATCATAAAAAGTTATGCCACTAGCATTAAGAGCAGAAAGGCTCTCTCTCTTAAAAAGGTTGTCAACAGTGATATTTTTTATTTCAGGGTTGGTAGATGAAGATGCCTTGTCCCCCATAAATAAAACGTTACAACCCTGAGTGGTCGTTAGTGTGTTGTAGTCTAGTATCTTTGGCATTTTTTAAATAAAGTTTCTAAATTGTAAATCTATTGCTAATAAACCGTCAACAGAGGTTGTTATGCTTTCTGATAACAAGTTCCCTGATGCTGGTATGTTTCCATTGTAAGCTGTTATACCTAATCCATCATCTTGAATTATTTGATTATTGTGATCTTTTATAAATTCTGAGTTATGATCTAATAACCCATCTAACGTGCCTTCTTTTAACGGACACTTAATATTTACACCTAAAGATTTATATACGCCGCTTCTAACATTATCTATCATGTTTGCAGTATAATAATCATCAATTTCCACTGTAAAATTGGTTGATAATTCTACAGGTGTTTGCGTTATAACCTGAGTTGGCGCATAATAGTTCTGGCTTGTTTTTTGTTTTAATTCATAAATAGGCGTTCTTGTTATATTATATTCTTGACTAAACTTAGTAATTCTATTACTATCGCTCTGATCCACCGATAAAATTATATTATCTTGGTTTAAAAAGCATAAATGCGGCAAAGTATGAATGCCTGAGTAGTCCAGTTCCCCATTCCTTACCCCACTGCCTAATTGCCCAAATACAGTGAAAGTACATCTAACCTCAGGTATAGATCCCACTTCTGCAGAAATAGAATAATTAGTTAAATACCCAGAAGTGAAACCTATAACCTGACCATTACTTTCGCTTAAATCGCTAGCATAAATAAGAGACCCATCAACACCGTAATCACCTGTCAACTGAATCAATGGGTCATCATATATATAATTTCTAGTAAAAGAAATTTCCCCCTGAATAGGTTCAGCTAATACAGGCTGAATATGACCACCACCCAAAATATTAACAGGTGTACGCGCAACACTATAACTCATACTGAGATCCGTAATCCCCGATATGCCCGTGCCTCCAACATAAAAAATATGTTCGTAACTTGGTGATGCGTTATATGCCATTTTATCTTGCTACTTTAGTTTTGCTTAGTGAACCACCTGTCCTTTGTTCTTCGTTTATAACCTGAAGAACAACGGTTCTAACTCTTTCTGAAAGATCTTTTGCTTTCGTTTTCTCATCAGAAGTTCCGCTCTGATCATTACCTTCTGAACCACCCTCAGATTCGTTAGAGCCTGAACCCATGTTTATACTAATATTAATATTGTTAGTGTTAGACGAATTAGATGACCCTAATTTTTCCGCAGATTCAGCAACGCTACCACCGCTTTGATATCCCGGTATGTATCCGCCGTTTATTCTGCTCATAAAACCTAAACCGTATTTTTTAACAGCTTTATTGTTCATAACAAATTCTCCACCAGCCATAAATGCTGGTACAGAATCTACATTACGAGGACCACTAGATATATAACCACCTGATTGACTCCCTAATGTCATAGATGCGCTACTACCGACTTGGCTATCAGCGTAACCACCGGGAGTTAAAGGCATTCCGAATTTATCAGCTTTAGGAGCGCCATTAGCAAATTTACCTGATCCTTTCATAGCGCTAGCTCCAGAGCTTATAGCAGCAGATACGGCAGTTTGAATAATCATGTTTCTTAAAGCTGTTTTTTTAGCTTTCTTTTCTTGCCTTCTTTGTTCCCTAGCAATTGCTGCATCTCTCATTTCACCTAATAATGGGTCGTCGCCAGCAAAATACTTGCTACTCATTCTTCCGCTATCTACGCCCATATTTAAAAATGCCCCACCACCTTTAAATCTAGGGGCTATTCCAAAATTCAACCTATCAATAGCCGAAGGACCACCTAAAGATCTTACTGCGTTACGATTAAGAACATACTCGCCGTCCTCAAGCATAGCCGGATTCCTATCCCCAGTACGATTGCCAGATATATACATGCCGTTTTGAGCCTTAATAAACCCTCCTTGCTGTTTCCCCCCAATTGTCATTACACTTCCAACAATATTTTCTAAAGCTTGTCGGCGCATAATGCGCATAAAATCCATAGCCATATCTGTTAAAGCTCCTTTAAGATCTTTGGTTTTATCTAAAGTAGCTTCCATTGCAGAAACCATGCCGTCCCTAAATTGCATAGGAATATCTCTCCCCAACTGATACTGAAATGTTTCCAGATCATCCCCAACCATACCCATACCTTCGTCAAGGCCCACCCCAAATCCACTTGGCCCACGCTTTTGAAGGTCTCTTAAGAATTTTTCATTTATTTGCCTATATTCTTCGTTAAATTTATCTCTGTCAGCTGAAACTTTTAATTCAATTTGTTTCCTATCTGCTGTAGCATTAACTTGAATTTCTTTCTGTCTTTTTACAAAATCATTAAAAGCTATTGAATAATTTACATCCCCCGGATCAACTTGTCCTAAAGTTTTACGCCTTGCGTCAGCGATAGCTCGTTCTTCATCTGCGAAAGATCTGTCTAAATCTCTTTGTTCTTTTGCATTTAAATTGCCTACATTAGCTTTAAACCTAGCTCCAGCAATAGATTGAGATTCTCTTATTCTTTGAGAACCAGTAAGTCCAACGCTCATATCTAAACCAAACTGTCTTCTAGATAAAGCAAGGTTAACGTCTGCTTGCTGCTTTGACATTTCTGCATCAGCAATTCTCCTTTCAGCTCTCAAGATAGATATTTCTCTTTGAGCTTCTAATTCTTTTTTAGTGTTTTCAGCTTTTATTTTTTCTATACGCAATTTTTCTATTAATATTTTTTCTTCATTACTTTGGGTTTGTATCAATAATTTATAAGCGTCTTCTTGAGTTTTTATAGCAAGCATTTGCTTTTCCGTAATCAAAACTGGACCAGCCGCATCTTCTACCATAGTCTCATAAAGCTGAGATCGAAGGTTCGACACATCTCTACCGGCTCTCATATCTGCTTCAACTTTTTTAATGAGTTCTTGAGTATTTTGTCCTTTACTTATATCCCCAAGGGTATTAGTAAAAGTTAAAACATTGTCAGTATAAAATTTATCTCTTTCTGACGCAAATTTATCTTCTTGAGCTTTTGATAATTGCGATTTCATTGTTTGGAATTTTGTAATCGGAGCATTTATCCCATTCAACACAGCGTTCTGCAAATTTTCCATGGCGCTTCTAAACTCTGCGGACATGTTTCGCTTAGAAATTTGATTTTTTACAGCCTGAACAGAAGTAGCTATGTCAGTTTTTAAATTTGTGAAGTTAAAACCAAGCTGCTTCATTTCATCGGTTATATCATTAGGGTCAGTCCTCAAAGATTTAAAGGCTATAACCAAATTCTGTAAATAATCATTGAGTTGATCAATAGGGATATTTTCGATTTGTGCTGCTAAAAGTTTACCCATATCTTCGTCTATTAAACCCTCAGAAGTCAAAACATCAGAAACTTGATCCCCTATACTTTCACGAATAGTCTTGCTACCAAAAAACTTTAATCCAATTTCTGCAGTATTCGTTAACGCTTTACCAACAATAGGAGCATTTAATAAAGGATCAGTTGCTATGTCTGCTGTCTTAGTTTCACTTTTTGTGGCTATTTCAGAGATAAGACTCCCTATTTTTCTAGCTTGCTCAGGGTCTTGAGTTAATGAATTAGCAAAATTCTTAGCTAAACCAACAGACTTAATTCCACCTCTGGAAGTTTCTGTTACAGTACCCAAATCCGTAATAGCAGCACCCTGTTGCCTTTTTCTTTCAAATTCCACTAAACTCTCTGTCATTTTCTTTATGTCTCCAGTGGAACTAGCAAAAACATTATCTAAACCTTCCCCAGATGATCGTAGTGTTTTTAAGCTTTCAGCAGCTCTTTTTTGAGCGTCTTGAAGTTTGTTAGCGTCTAGAGCTTGAGTCGCTTTTTGGATATCTTCTTGAGCTTTAATATATTGTTCTCCAGCAGATGTAATTTGTTGAGTTGTTTTCTTATACTCTTCCGACATCTGTTTTAGTTCTCCAAGAGATAAAGATGCATCAGATGCCGCCTTGCCTAAACCTATTAAACCTCCAGCTACAGCTCCCGGTAATCCTCCTATCATAGCTCCAGAAGTAGCAAAACTAGTAATATTAGAAACGGCTGAACCACCTAACCTTTGCCCGCTAGTTTGATCCAGACGAGATTTTCCCCCTGTAATAGTCTGCTCTGCTAAACCAGCTAACATTGGAGCCCCAAACATTAGACCCATTGCAACTCCGGGTTTATCCATTGCCTTGCCGACTTTAGCTTTTAAACTTTTCAGTCCTGAAGCAAATCTTCCTGAAGCAGTCGCAGACTTTGATAAATTAGAATTTATTCTATCTTGTATCATTTCTGCGGTTACGATTTTACCAGTCTGCTTCTTTGTTGCAGCGGCAGCAGATTCAGCGCTCATTCCTAAAGAATTTATAGCATTAGCTGCATAATCTATTGCAGCATTCATGTCTGATGTATTAATTGCACTTTGTTTTGACTTATTATGTTTTTTTAGATCTTTTCTAGCTCTACCTTTAGCAAAATTCGGAACATAACCTCTGGCCATATTAGCGCCTTTACCCATTCCTTTGCGCATCATTCCGGTCATTTTATAAGGATCGGGGCCTATTTTTCTTGTCGCTAAAATAGAGTCGTATTTTAAGTTTTCCGGCCCTTCTTTTTTAAACATGTTTTGCACTATAGGTAAGTGCAAATTTTCTGTGATGGCCCTTAAAGGTTTGGATATTGTTTCAGGTTTTATGCCTCCAGCTTTTAACTCCATTACGCCAGTCAGAGCCCCTCCCTTAGGTAGCCCATTGCTAGTTTTTATAAAATCTACTGCACTATGCTCAGAGTTAAACATTCCAGCCTTATGAGCTGGGAAATACCCCATCTTTTTAACAATCGGTGCAGCTTTCTTCTCTGCATTGTTTCCGAATTCTCTATTTATATTGCCTCCGCCTTTTTTATCTCCGCCTTTTTTATTCGTTAACCTAATGTTCAATTTTTCATGTCGATCAAAACCTAATTTGCCTGTATCTAGAGAATTGATAAAAGGGTTTTCAGCTTGAGCTGCTTTAAGGTTTAATGGGTCTGCTGTCGAAGATAAAGTTCCTCTTCCTGCAGCAAAATTAGGAATATAACCAGAAGATAATGAAACGTAATCTTGGTTATACTTAGTGAAAAAATCTTGACCCTCAAGGTCCGAATATCTTTTTTTAGCTCTTGAACCAAGACTGCTAAAATTGCTTTTTCTAGTAACTCCGCGACGATCTTTTCCTGCGCCGATTATCTCAATGAATCCACTATCTAAAACAAAAGTGTTTTTAGCATCATCCCAACCTAATTTAATATTAGATTCTGGTTTTTCATGAAGCTCATTTAACAATTTAGATACAATTTGAGAAGCTGTATGTCCCAAACCGGAATGTGCATCAGCTATAGCATTTTTTCTGTATAAATGGGGGCCAAAACCTTTACTTGCAGGCTTTCTGATTACAGAGCTAAAATCTATAGGAGAATTGTATGACGGATTAACGCCTATAGCATTACCCACATCTTTTTCAAACTGTCTGCCAACTTTTTTGTTTTTAGACACTAAGCCTTTGCTTGCTATAGGTACAGCCCCATTAGGTATACCATACTGAGAAATCATTTGCTGATTAAATATAGCGCTTCCTCCAGACCCCCCATAATTGGGAACTATAACTTCGCTACTATTAGCGACAACAGGACCAACATTTCCCCCACCAAAAGCAAAATTAGGAATAACAACAGGATAAGCTCCACCTCCTGCTCCCCCTACCCCTCTATTAATCGCGCTTTGCTCTGCATTAATGCTTGGGGTATAACCTCCGGCTTTATTTTTTATTTTTGAAGCGGTGCTACCCTTAACGCCTGCCGCAGTAATGAAAGATCCACCACTAACAATTGCTCCCCCTAATGAAGTAGACAAGCGATATTGTGCTTGATATTGTTCAGTAATAGCTCTTGATTTTGCTAAAACTAGTTCCAATTGCCTTGATTGATTGCCTTCTGCTGAAACAATTTGTTTTGCTAAATCTACATCTGAACGCAACAAGTTGTTAATGAACTCTTCTGTTTGGGCTCTTTTTTGAGCTTGAGTAGTTATATTAAGCAAAGTTGGTATAGCTTGAGCTAAAAAAGTAAAAGATTGTTTAGCGACTTTTAATATAATCTGCAGAGCACCTATCAATACAGGGCCTTGTAAAACATTGCTTAAACCACTAATAAACCCTTGTGCAAAAAATGCCCCTGCACCGGTAGAGTCTTTATCCAAGGCGCTATTTAAACTTTTTAAGGCAGTCTGCATCGCCCCTACTATACCTTTACCTAAATCAAGAAACGCAGCATCACCTAAATTTTTCTGTAGTTTTGCAAATTCAGTCGCAGTGTTTTGCAATAAAGCTGACATTGTTTGATTTAATTTCTCATTAGCTTGCGCAGCATTTTCTGTGGCATTAACAGAAACATCCAAAGCTCTTGAAAACGTAGATTGCTCTTTATTTAAATCTTTTAATATTGCCGAAAGAATATTAGCTTGGAACACGCCTGCCACTTGTTCACGCAAATAAGCTTGAGTAGAATCAGCTAGTTTATCATATTTTCCCGCAAAATTATCTAGCACTTGAGTCGCCGGTAATATGTTGCCTTGCACATCTCTTACTGTAACATTAAATCTTTCCAAAGCTTCCAATGTCGATTCACGTTGCAAACGTGTGAAAATAGTTTTTAATGCGTTACCAATAACAGCTCCACCTCTACCAGTAGTTTGCTGAACAGCAGTAATCAAAGCATTAAGCTCATTGAAATCAACTTTGGCATCAACAGCTGCAGAACCAACTCGACTTAAGCCTTCAACCAAATCTCTAGCCGCAACAGCGAACTTTGTTTCAACTGCAACAAATTTATCAACAGCAGATGTCGTATCAAGATCTGTAAACGCATTAACCGTAGCAGTCAAAAGGTCAACAGACTTTTTAGCATTCATTCCTGTTAAACGAACGAGCGTTAACGCATCAGAAGTTCTTTTTAAAACCTCTTCTGTTTTTAAACCTTGACGAGAAAATTCTAGAGCAGCAGAAGATGCAGCCTGAAACGTTGAAGCTGTTTTTTGTGCTGTGTCAAATAATTTATTACTAAACTTATCTAAATTGCCGCCCGAAAGATTTAAAATACGATTTATATCAGCGAAAGCAGCTTCGACCTCAATAGATACATTTACTAAATCTTTTAAACTTTTAACGACTGTAGCTAAAACTGCAGTTGAGGCACCGAAAGCAATAACACGCGCATTTGCTGCTTCCATCGCAGATTCGAACATGTTAACTTGGCCAGTGATTTTACCAAGTGGCCGAGAGAAAGATTTTTCATCAATAGCAAACTTCAGTTTAGTTTTACTTGCGCTCTTAGAGTTAAACTGCTTTGCACCTTTTTCAAACCCTTTTATCAGATGTTGAATATCTGGATCTATTTTTACATTTATTGCCATAGCTACTAATATTAATTATACACTTTTTTTTAATAAAAAATCATGTATTCATAGCATTCATGAGATCTTTCATGTCCATTTTGCCGCCTTTTTCTTTTAACATACTGGATAATGACTTACCTTGGGTTTCTTTATACCCTAAATGATCGTAATCTTCTTTTTTAGCTCCGACAATGGTTGAGGCTCCGTCTTTATCAAGATTCTTCAAAACATCTTTAGCTTTTTCTTGAGAATTCACATAATCAATAATTTTTTCAGGGTCTCTTTTTATTCCATCTGGTATCTTTGGGTAGTTTTCGAATATATTCTTAAACATTCTAGAATATACAATTAGCTTCACTTGATTTATAGATAATTCAAATAAAGGTTTATTATAGAAGTTCCTTACATCTTCGCAAAAAGGCATGTACATTTGAAAAAAATCTTGCAGAGTAACCTTTTGAATATTGTTATCGTCAAAACATAAAAACTTATCATTATATTGTGATATAACATAAGTAAGATCTTCAGCTTCTAACAAGTCCACCTCTTCTTGACTAAAAAAAGGATTATTTAATTTTTGGTCTTTATAAAAAGAACATAAGATGTAATACTCTGAAACTCTTTTTTCTGCGTATTTTTCTGCGGTTTGTCCCATAAGCTCGCGCTTTTTATAGGATATCATATTATATTCTTGATTTGCTTTATCTATATCATTATCTACAGAATTTATTTCACTTACACGGTAAAGATTTTTTCTAGTATCTCGCAGATTGTTTATGTATTTTTTTTGCTGTTCTAATTTGGACTCATCATTACTTGTCCAGATATTGTTGTCCGTAATATAAGCAAGGGCTTCCTTTTCGGTAGGAAGCCCCATTACAATAGCTTTATCAATAAGCTCTTGTTTTATTTTTTCTATATATATTTGATCAAAGACAGATAAATGTTTGATATATATCAACTGGTTATCGAATAAAAAACTAGAATAACCAAATGCAATATCTCTAAAAGCTTCCCTAAAATTAATATCAGGATTCTGAATTTTGCTTTTGCTCATCTACCTTTTCTTTTGATTCTTCTACTATTTCCTCCGCAGCCTCGTCATTTTCATTTAAAAATGCATCCACATCTTCTTTTTTGAATTCTGCGCCACTAAAATACCAATAACTTAAAATAGAAGAAACTTTACCAATAATTTTCAAAAACAAATCTTCATCTTCTTCATCTTTTTTGTAATAATCGTCCATTTTATCTTTAAAAGTTTCTCCTTGAAAAAATAATTTGTATTCAGGTACATTAAGAGCTAACCCCTTGTAATAAGTTAGGTTCATGACATACCACATTAAAACTCTGTTTTGAGCTTTTACATCTGCGGTATGATTAAATAAAACTCTGTAGTCAGATTCTGTTTCGATTATTTTTCTTTTTATATCTGTCATGCGAGCATCGTAGTCTCGCAATTTATTTTGGAGTTTTTCGTTATTCTTATCATAACCTTTAACAGAAAGCCGGGAAACTTCCCTTTCTATTTCTGCGGCCTCTTGATACAATTTTAATAAACTCTTAGCCTCTTCTTCCGCTAAAGCTCCTCCTGTATCAGCATATTTTTTTGCTAACATAGCTTTAGTAAGAATTCCTTTTTTGACGCATTCACTCATACAAATAGAAAATTCTGTCTCAGCATCTTCTAATTGTCGGCGTGAAGGTTTTTTAATCAAGACATCTACAGGAACATCTTTTTTAACTTTTTTCTTGATTTCAACCTCTTCTTCCACTCCGCTTTCATTTTTGCGAGTTTCTTTTAGGGTTTCTTCCACCTCTTGTTCTATATCTACTGTAAATTGGTAAAGTTCTTTTAACATAAAATCTTCCTAATATATTATTTAAAATACTCTATTTTTCTAAAAAAAGATAATAAAGTGTATACATATGCTGATATGGCTAGCTTATTAACATCAACAGAAAAAACATCTCTTAATAGTGTTATGGAGGATCAGCATGATACTTTTGCGAGACTTGTGACCTGCTATAAAGACGCAGTTGAAACAATTAGCACACAAAGCCCTTCTTTTAATTCTATTTACGGTAACGCTGGAGCCACTACTAGTATAACTTATACACCTCAAAGCTTTCAAATTTACGCGAGAATACAATATAGCAACAGATACGATGAAAATCTTTTTGCAGACGGCATGTCCGACTCTCAGTTAAAGATACAAATGCAAGACGGCAAAGTAAGATTAAAAATAAAATCCGCAGATTATGTTAACGTAAAAGAATCAAAACGTATAGAATTTGATAATCAACAATTTTATATAGATAGTGATTTTAGAGGTCATGGTTTATTTGATTCTCAATTTTATACATTTCATGTAAAACCAGCAGGCTAACATGGCAAAGATTACAAAAAAAGATGTCCAACCTGTAATTTCCAAGCTTCATTTAACGTTGCAATGGAAAAAAGAAGTAAGGCGGATAGTAGAAAAAGAAATGAAAGACATATCAAACTCTTTCATAAAATCTTTCATGGATCACCCTGTTACGAAAGAAATAAAAGAGGGGCCAAATGGATCGAATATTAGCGGCACATTAGGAGGCTATTCCAACTTGTTTGGTTTTATAGGGTTTCACGAAGGAGATAGCCCTATTCCGCCTTTAGAAAATTTATTTAAAAAATATTCTATTAGAATTTATAGCAGAAGAGGTAACACTACTGTTAATATAGAAATACCAACACTTCAAGATGCTTATTCTATAAGTCCTATGCCTTGGGCTTCAGGTAGATCTTGGGCAAGAGGCATAGAAGTGGGCATATCTGGCTTAGGTCGATATTTAGCTATAGATGCCGCAAATTCAAGATCAGGAGAAGGAATACAAGTATCAAAAAAAGTAAGAGGAGGCACATACACAAGGAGAGGTTATTTGTCGCCGCTATTTAAAAAATACAAAGATAGTATTCAAAAATTAAAAAATCAATTTAAATGAAACCGACATTTCAACATCAATTACTTAGTAGTTTTTATTTATGGTTCGACTCTTACCTTATGAGAAAAGGTGAGGCTTACGAAACATTTACAACTAATTTTTATTATTACGCTGACGAAAGAATCACAGATAAAGTTGTGTTTGGTAGTCCGTATAAACAATTTGTTGTTGATGAGTCTGTTGATGGAGCTGTTGTTCTCGAAGCTCTCAGCGGAGATGGTGCAGCTATATCAAAAGGAACAAGCGGCATGATGGTTGATTATGAGAATGGAAGGCTACTTTTTGATAGTGGTTTTCCTACTGGCACAAATTTAAGCGGTAGATATAGTGTTAAAAATTTCAATACATACATCTCTAACCAAAATGAAGAACAACTTATTCTTGAAGGCAAATATGAGACTAACAGTCGGTACACAAGAGAACTAACATACATTAAGCCTTACGATCAAGTAACTCCCGCAGCTTTTCTTTCTATAGAAGGTGTCAATAACGTTCCTTTTGCTTTAGGAGGTGAAGATGATTCAGTGATAAATGCAAAAGCAGTTGTTTTCGCAGAAAACCTTTATGAATTAGATGGTATTTTATCTGTTTTTGCTGATTCTAATCATACTTGTTTTGCTAATATACCTTTTACAGGAGCGCCTCTAAACGAATACGGAGATGTAAAATCTGATCATTATCCCAACGGTTATAATTATACAGGTTTAGCTAACAATTATCAAAACGATACTTACATGATAGACAACACAACTGTATCAAAATTTTCAGATAGGGCAAGAAGGGTCTTGGAGCCCTCGTTATATGTGGGTTTTATAGATTTTGAAATCCATAAATACCGTTTCCCAAGGTCAACTTAAAAAAACTTCTCAAAACGAGATAAAAAATGTAAATTACTTTAAAATTTAACAATTAAATATTATGGCAAGAAATAGAATAATTTATCAAAGTCAGGCGCTTTTTATAGCGCCTAATTCAAATCAGTTTCATTTGCAGAGTGGTTCTGCTACCTCTTCAGACTCTCATGGGGCAG